AGCGTATAAAAGAACGTCTGGCGCATATTCGGTAAGCCAGTTTGTTTGAAAGTCATCACCAAGAAAACGCACTTGTTCGTAAAATAAAATTTCTAATGTTTGTGCGGTATCTGGTGTTGGTGCAATTATCCAGTGTTGATAATCGTAATCCGCGTAATACGACGGTGATCCCGTTTGAGCAGGATCTGGCCAGTAATTCTTGATGTATTCATAAGCACGCGCAAAAATAGGCGTTCCGTCAACAGTCATGCTAACAGTATCACGCCATCTGTCTGGTTTCATGTAAACGTTAACACCCACCGTTAATGGTGTTGTGACTGCACGAATAAAACCTTCAATTTTGAGTTCACGCGCAATACGACGCTCACCCATTGTGATGAGTCGGGGAAGTTGATCGTAAACGATTTGGTCACTTTCTTGCGTAAAGCCACGCTCTAGGTAACGTCTAACGTCTACGAGCAACGAGTCGTAGGTCATGCTGTAGCTCATAAATACTCCGTATGTTTTGTCGTATTAGCCGCTGATTCAGCATGCACCTGTGTTATTGAATTATACTTTTAAATGAATGTAAAAACAAAAATGTTATCCATTCCAGCGAGCGATCTTACCTTCACGCACATCAATATGCGTGAATGATTTGTAGCGTCCAAGACCTTTGCAATCGTCATCAAAATGCTTCATGAGATATTCTTGCACTTCTTTAGGTGGTACGTCTTTTACTTTAATATCGGCTGCGTTACCTGGTACGTGCTGGCTATGCTTTGCACCGCCTACTTTCGTGTTGTGTGCTTCACATCTTCTACCGCTCATAATGGTGATTGGTTTACCAAATGATTCTCTAATGCGATTAAGTAGCTCTACGAGCTTAGGATTAACGTCTTTCTCTCCGCATCCGCAATGGCACGCAAATTCTTCTGGTTTGAAATAATTAGTCATATTATTTACCTTCTGATGCAAACAGTCCAATCATACCAAACAATACACCTGCCGCAGTTAAGCCGTCGTGAATAGGACCTGCTTCAATATTCATACCAGCCATAGTTGCTAAAGCCGCCACACTCGCGTGAGTTGAAGGTTCTTTTAATCTTGCGTTTAAATAGTTCCATATTTTAAGTAATTTATTCATATAATACCTATAAAGAAGCGTTAAGCGCATCTAAACGACCCCACGCCCAATCTGTAGCTGCATTTGGGTCAAATGGGATTTGAGCATTTATATCGTTTGGGTCTTTTTGTGTCCAGTTTGCACCCACTGTTGTCAAATACGCCAATAGGTCAGCTTTAGTTGCAACAGCTTCAGCGTCCCCTATGTCATCAGTTTCAGAGATACCCACCATAACCATGTCCCTAGGGCTAGGTGTTGCAGGGTCACTAACCGCAAACACGCCACCAACACCTTCAAAGTGCAGACAGAGAAATGTAGGGACTGTACCGTCAGCGGTTAAACGATATTTCATCATGTGATGTGCCATTTTTATACTCCTTGGGCGTATTGCCCACTAAAAAGATATGCGCCAAAGTGTCCAAGTTCACACCAAGGCGCAGCCCAGATGGTTCCACCATGCTCTCGATACATATGGCAAAAATTGTAATCCTCGGACAGAAGCTCGTGGTCGTAGTTCTGTACCTTGAAGAAGTCGTACACTCTCTCACCCTTGGGGATCGTTACTCCTCCGTTATCGTACCAGCCAACATGAGGTTGTAGTTTTTCAAAAACATCGCGGCGGATCAACATAAATCCTGTGCCAATATGCTTTACTTGAAACGGTAAGTCTGGGCTAATCATCTCGTGACCATCCAGTTTGTTTAAATTAAAAATGCCCGTGAGGGTAGCTAAGTTAGGATGGTTTAAAACAGCGCCTTGACGCACTCTGTCCCAGTTGACCCCCTTCATGGGTACTGGCCCACCAACAATACCTTTATCCGCTTTAATCATTCTGGCAATGTCGTTTGCCACAAACTTCTGGTCAGCATCAATAAAGATTAGGTGGGTGGCATCCTGCATCTGCATAAAGTGATGCGCAATGGTGTTTCTACCGCGTTGCACCAAACTCTCATTCCCAAGAAATACGCAGGTAAGTTTGATACTGTTGACCATACACGCTTCCTTGAGCGCCAGCAGGGACTGCGTGTACTCGGTACACATCATTCCCCCATAACATGGTGTGCCAACGACTAAGTGCATTATTCCTCCGCAAGGGCGTAGCCCAAACGATTGGTCAAACTGGACTCATCAAGTACAGAGAATCCACGACGAGCGGCAAAGGTAGCGGGGTCTTTAGCCCATTTATCAGCGCACGCTTCAAGCCATTTCACTGTCATCTCATGCGTAGGAGCAGTACCGTTGGAGATTAGTTTGTTCTCCATGTTCAAGTAGGCAAACACTTCGGCTTGAGCTTGAGCGGCGTTGATACCTAAGTCAAACAGATAGATCATGTTGCCTTCGTCAATCACACCACCACGAGCGCGAGCGGCATTCAATCCCTGCTTCATGCAGGTCATGATGTGATACTTGGACTCTTCATGTTCATAGTCTTCTTCAGTAATCTCGTTCTTACCGACTTTTTCCAGCAACTGGGCGTGTTGATTCACCATAAAGTTCATCTTACGCAATGCACCATTTACATGGTTCTGGGTGCCCTCAAGATGGCTGTTTACTTCCAAGATTTCAATCTCAAGCAACTCACGGTCAAGCGGATCTGTGCAGCTTTCCAACTCGCGTTCTTTTTTCTTGAGTTCTACCTGTTTCTTGCGCAAGCCAATGTAGGCTTCTTGCAGTGCTGACTTGGTTCTGTCAATCTCGGCAAGTGTGTGCTTAATAGAACGGATTGGCGTTATGGCTGTTACGTCCAGTGTCACCGACATGAACTGACTGTGGGACTTGTGGAAGTTGCTGGTGTCGCGTGTGACAGCAGGCATCCGGTCTTGGATGTTTTTTAACATCAAGTTGTACTCTGGTTTTGTTACAACCAAAGCGGTGCTTATGTTACTAAGGATCAGTTCATTACTCAAAGGTTTCTCCTGTTTGTTGAAGATATCATCATAAACCACCGTGTGAACCAGAACAAGCGCCAAGAACTTCAGTGCTTACAACCAAATCACCAAAGTCTGTAGCGTTCCCCGTTGAGGCTATTGTCACGTATTGAATAACATTGCTTGGGCCGCCACCACCAACCAACCCTCTAGTTGCTGAAGAGCAGCCTGCACAGCCACCAAAGGCGCTTATCAAATCACCAAAATCAGTTGCATTACCGGTTGAAGCGATGGTCACGTAGTCGATTGTGTTGACTGTAACGGTTGTTAAACCCCCTGCCCAACATGCGCGGATGCTACTAGAAAATGCAGCGGGAACAGCCCTTGCCTGTGTTAAGTCGCCAAAAGAAGTTGCATCGCCTGCCGAGGCAATTGTGACGTAACTAATTATGCTGAGTTTTGTGCCGCCAGAGGTTTGCCCACCGCCAAATAAGCCGCGAGTTGGAGATGCGCAACCAGCCGCAATTAGGGTAGTGCTTGTTAAATCGCCAAAATCTGAACCGTTACCAGTGGTGGCAATTGTCACGAAATCAATGGTGTTGGACGCAGGACTGTTGCCCGCAAAAAGACCACGAGTGGCGTTTGATAAAGCAGCAACCCCGTAATGGTTTGTTGGTAAATCTCCAAAATCTAAAGAATTTCCTGTTGTGGCAAAAGTTACGTAGTTGACCGTATTATAAAAATAATTTCCGGAAACAACTTGCGCTCCGCCCCCAAACAAACCACGGGTAGAAGACGAGCACCCCGCAAGATACTGCCAGTCCTGACCAATCAAATCACCAAAATCTGAGGCATTTCCTGTGCTTGCAATAGCTACATAAGAAATTGTATTACCCCCAGTTCCACCCCCAAACAAACCGCGATTAGTTGGGTTGGCGTTACCCGCAGTAGGCCATAGCCCTTGTTTGATCCAAAATGTTGCTTGCTCAAGCGTCCACACTCCGGTAGCCGCACCGTCTTGATACGGCCCAGCAGGAGGTACAGCGGGTCCGATGATGCCCGCGTTCCATGAAGATATTGCCATAGCATACCCCTTAAGAGATTGCTTCGTAAGAAACTGTATACGTTAGCTTACTTGCTGTGCCGCTGGTTGCCCAAAGCGTGCTAGGTTCGCCTGTAACAGAGGTATCGAGAAGATACAGCGCTGTGGTCTTATCTAGCAATATTAAAGTAGCATCCGCAGGTACAGATATTGTAGACCCTAATGCACGGTAAGTTGTACCATCTGCTAATCGTAGCTCAACAGTAGCATCAAAGGCAGATGTACCATCAACATTAGCAATAACTATTTGGTTAATCTTGTACGCCATACCTGTTGAAGGCGCTGTTACAAGAGCATTACGGGCTGTATCTGCTGGTGTGATTGATACAGAATGTGGTGTTATTGTTGTTACGTTTACTATATTTGGAGCTGCCATTTTATATATTCCTTAAAGTCCAAAAATCATTGATAGCGCAATTGACTTGCCTGTTGAAATCCCACTCGCTGCTGGAGTAGCAAATGTTAAATTTCCAGAACCATCAGTTTGAATAATTTGATTTACAGTGCCATCTGCTGTTGGGTATTTTAAACCGGCAGGATTGTTCATTAATCGTTTAACAACGCCAGATTGATTTTCAGCATAAAGAGCCATATCAGCATCATTAATGTTGATAGCAAGCTCACCCGCAGTTAAATTTGCGGCTGATGGAGCTGCACCAGAAGTTGTAGTACGGTAAAGTTGTATCGGTGTGTAACCTGTTTGTGACATTGTTTTACCTCAAATTTTCTAATTTATAGAGCGTTGTCATATGTAATCCAGTCAACTCATCAATAATATTTTCAAGTGCTGGAATATTTTTTGCAACCTTGCTTCTGTTTTCGTTAAGCCAAATTATATCATCATGTATTAACCGCGTAACGTCATCAACCTCACCGTCAACATCACCAATGATGCCGAACGTTCCTTGATACGCTTCAACGAGCTTGTCAGTCATTTCGATAACATCATCATAATAAGATCCAAGCGCACGATGAACTTCGCCATTTTTAGTTTTCCAGTGTTCAATATGAGCAGCATTCCTGCTTTCAAACATTTTGTCTATTAAATCTTCAATTGTTGTCATTAAAATGTGCCTCCGTTGATACCATTAGCGTTGCCTGTACCGCCATTAGCGACAGCGACTATTCCTGTTACATTTGCCGCTGTTCCTGTCGTGTTTTGATCAAGCGTTGGAAAGTCTGCGGCAACAGCAATACTTAACGCGCCCGTTGTTGTGGTGCTTTTTAAAATACCTGTTGCAAGTGCTGAAGTTCCTGCGCTGTAATCTGTGCCAGCAGTAGCCGCAACCAATGCACTAGAACTTCCTTTTAGCATTCCAGAAATGCTTGTTGTAAGTGTTATAGATGGTGTTGTTGTTGGATTTGCCACTGTTCCTGCAAAACCATTAGCACTAACAACTGAGACCGTTGTCACAGATCCACCGCCAGCACCAGCACCAATAGCGGTTCTAAAATCAGCGGCATCTAAAGCACTGACCGTGTTATCTGCGTTAAATCTTGGAAACGTGATTGCACTTGGATTGGTCAGCGTGAACATGCTCTGACCAACAGTCGTACCACCCAGCGATGTTCTACCTGTAGCCGCTACTAAGTTTGTACTACCGCCATTCCATTGCTGTGTTTGTGTGTAAGCTGTTGTCCAGTTTGTTTGATTTGCGTCCGTTGGAATTGAATAACCGGCAGCAAGTGTTAGTGCTAATGTTCCGGATGTTGTAATTGGCGTACCACTAATAGACAAACCGGTTGGCACTGTCATAGCCACACTGGTTACTGTGCCAGTTGCTGTGATGCTTGCGGTTGAAACGCTTGTGATAACACCTTTAGAATTGACGGTGATTACTGGCACTAAAGACGCGGATCCGTAAGTATTAGCGGTAACAGCAGAATTCGGCAAATCTGCATTAACTAATGCACGAAACGAAGTCGGTGCTGCTGCTCCACTTGCAGGACCGGCATAAACTACGTTTGCCGCTTGATCAGATATGACAATAGCTGATCCCCATGTTGGTGCAGAAGATCCGCCAGAAACTAAAACTTGCCCAGCCGTTCCAGCAGGACTGACATAAAGACCGTCAGCACCAGACCAAACGACAGCACCTGCCGTCGGTACAATACTTTTTGCAGTGCCACCGTGACTTAAACCAAGAATATTTTCAACTTCATTCGCACTCGATAAATCAACTTGAGGATGCTTGTGATCTGAGCGTGACATAGATGTGGCAACGCCAGCCGATCCAGTAGTCAATCCAGCTAAAGGTAAACTATCAGATAAATCAGCGGCAAGCGTCACATTTGCGTTTAACGGACCGCCACCAGTTAAACCAGTGCCAGCAATCACTTGACGTGTGGTAGGAACGTAGCCAGAAATGGTTGCGGCAATCGTTGATGCGGCTGTTACACGTCCAGTTGAATCTACGGTAAAAACAGGAATATTTGTGGCATCACCGTAAGATCCAGCAGCAACGCCTGTGGCACTTAACTGTGTGCTAGTAATACCACCATTTGCAACACTAAGTGTCACATTACCAGTTAATTGACCACCGCCCGTTAAACTAGTGCCAGCAATAACTTGCGTTGTCGTAGGAACACCAGCAACACTCAACAAATCCCCGACTCGTATTTGATAATTATTGCCTTGGTAGACAATCATCATCAAGCTGTCTTCATCGGCTGTTCCGGGAGCAGTTGGCAGTTGTGTTATCCGCGTTGGGATTAAATTGCTTGGTACGTCAGACATTCTTTACATCTCCAGATAAGAATTACCGTCCTCGGTAATAAAAAATTCATCGCCAGCTTCTTGAATAACGCCAGCAGGATGTGTGTTAATTGGTGTGTCTGGACGATTGAACGGCAACACAATCTGATCTGGTCTACGCGGTGCAAGACGATAAGGATCGTATTCATCACGATCTTCATTGCACACCATCAAACCAGGATAATTTGGATCCGGTGAAAGTTCAGACAACAACATTTTGCGCGAACAACGACCACAAATGGCAATACCATACGTTGGCTGTCCACTTGGATCGAGAAATACGCTCATCGTGTGTAAACTCCGATACCAGGATTAATTTGAATTGGTGATCCGTCATTATCGCCATCCCACGCGCGTTGCAAACTAATAGCCGCTTTTTGCGCAAGAATAGCCATTAATTGCATATCAACAGCCGGTGTTTCACTGGCAACCGCAGACGCTAACCCATCAACAATTGCATTAATCCAGCGTTGTGGGATCTCAACATCTTGCTGTAAATTTTGCGTATCCATTATTTGACGATGCCGCCATAGGATTAATTGAGCTTGCTCTGCCGCTGAGAACGGTGCTGGCCATAAATTAACTACAGGTTGTGGTAGATCACGTTGAAAATAATAATTGCTCGGACGACCAGGAAAAACTTTGTTGCTTTGATTAACATAGCTATCACGATTCAACTGACCGAGAGGAATCTCTTGCGGCAAATTACCCATCGTGATTGCAGTATAAGAAATTGGCAAAGTTGATGTGATTCTAAAATATTGATAAGCCAGCGCACC